CTCCGCTATCCGGCATCGGCGGCATCGGCGGGGCGATCCGTCCACGCGCCGCCATTTCGGGGGCCGGGCCCCTACCCGCGCTGGCACTCCCTGTCGCGGAGACCCCGCTCGGCCTCTGGCGGGGAAGCGGCTGATATTGCTGCTTGTTATGGAGTTCGAGGGCTTTCCGGGTGAGGGGGCCGATGATGCCGTCGATCTTGCCTTTGTAGAGGCCCTCGGCCTTCAGCATCTCCTGGGTGCGGGCATTGCGCTCGTTCATCAGCTTTCCTCCCCGGCGAGAGCATAGTGGATGGCGGCGTTGGAAAGAAGCGCGGGGCTGGAATCGTTGTTGTAGAGGCGCAGCGAGAAGTGCGTGCTCTGCCCCTCGAAGGCGGCTTTCCCGTCGCGCCACGTCGGGGCCGAGAACGTGCCGAGGGTTTCTTCGTTGGTGTCTGGGTTGTTATAATCGAAAGTATTCTTGACCGTCCACGTTCCCGTCACCGTCAGGTCTATGCCGGTAAAGACTTTGTTCGTGCCGGGCTTGCCCATGTCGAGAAAAGGCAAGCGGACTTCGACGCCGCAGTTGTCGAACTGGTTGCCGTCGTTGCCGCCATAGACATAGAGATTATTGGCGTCGTCGCGAATAAAAACCCGGCCCCCGCAGGTCACGACATAGGCGGCCTTGAACGGCACCCCCAGTGCCGAGAATCTATGATAGCTCCACGCCGTGATCTTCGGCCCCGGAAAGGCCGAGAGGGCATAAAACTCGTCCTCGAAGGTCATCCAGAAGCGACCCACGATCGGCTCCAGAAGCGCCCGGCCCTTGGAGAAATAAGCCTCGCCGCGCGTGACGTAGAGTTCCTGCATCAGGCTGTCGATCGGCGAGCCGATGTCTGAAACCGCCGCGGCGTTCGAGCTGTCGCGGGCGCGTACCGAACGCACCCCGCTCTGGGCGAGGAAGAGGACGTCGCCGGAGCCATACTGCTGGGTGGAGAGCGGCGCGAGCGTACCCGACTGCCTGAGAATTTGGGAAAGCGCATTCTGCGCCGGGTCGGGATCGACGCCCCAGAGCTGGGTAGCTTCGGAAGAGAAGACGCCGAGCTTGTCATAGTAGACTTCAAGCGAGGTGAGCCTCTCGCTGTCGGCGTCCTGGGCGGAGAGGTTGATGAAGCCCTGGCCGGTGCCGCCGGCACCTGCGTCCCATATCATCGGATTGTCGATCGCCGAGAAGAACAGGTTCCGCTGCTCCACCGCATACATCTTGGATCGGTAAGAACGGACATAGCGGCCCTTGCCGGCCCCCTCGGTCAGGACGCCATCGTAGTAATGCGGGTTCTTGCCGGCGGCAGTGGCACCGCTCGGCTGGTCGCAGGCGAGATAGATTTTGCCGTCGTAGACGTCGAAATCCGTCTGCACGAGGTCCGTCGCGGCGTTGGGGATTTTTTGATAGATCAGCGTCACGCTCGGCACGGCGATGACGGGCGGCGTCGAAACGACGTTGCGGGTGAAGGCGTAGACCGCGCTTTCGGTGGCGGCCAAGCCGAAAGTCCCGGTGAGGGTGGCGATCTTGACGAAGGCGCGTCGTTTGGCGATCTCGCCGCCCGGCGTGACCATGGCGTTGACGAGGCGTTGCAGGGTGCCGGGGGCCGAGGTCAAGGCACTCTTGCGGGTGTCGAGGCCGGCGGCGAAATTGTCTATAGCGAGGTAGGCCATCTAGCGTCTCGGATTAAGCCGGGGGCCGAACGGCACGAACTTGTCGCCATACCAGTGGCCGCCGGGATGCTCGCGGCTCGAATATTGGGACTGGTCGCTGAAGGTCGGATGATTGGGCTTCTTGAATTGGTCCGTCCAATGGCCGCTGGCCTCGTCGCGTTTCACGCCCTCTAGGAAAGCCCCGCGCAGATCGTAGTCCATGCCGCTGTCGCGCGGCGCATATTGCTGCTTCCAAAGCTGGAATTGTTGTTCCTGCTCCGGCGTCAAAGGGGTGTCGTAAGGGCCGGCTGCCGCCGCCAATAGCTCGGCCAGCCCCGCCATATCAGCCGCTCATCGGAACGTAGTCGAGGCCGGGCACCGGCTGCTGCCAAGATGCCGACGATCCCAGGGTCGCCACCCGCCGCTTGGCGGAGACGGTGTTACCCAGGACGGCGAGCAGATGGTTCTGGGCTTTCTTGAGCTTGTTGGCGGCGTCCTCGGCCTTGGCGCGGGCAAGAAGCTCAGCCGCGACGAAGAGGACGATCGCCATGGCGTCGAGGGTCGAAACGTCGGCGTCGGCGATGAAAGCGCCGAGAGGCTTCATCCCCCGGAAGCGCACCCAGTTGTTGGTCGAGATCGGGGTCGGCCAGATGCGGAACTGGTTAAGCTCCGGCCGCCAGAATTGGGGGCCGTCGCCGGATTGGGAGTTGGCTCCGCCCGGCTTGATGTAGCTTTCGTCGAAGCCGTAAACGAGATCGCGCCAGTTGGTCGAGTTGGCGGGGGCCGTGTAGCTCTTCCGGATCATCTCGAAGTCGAAGTTGGCGGGATAGGCGTAGAGGAACTGCCCGGCAGCCATCTGCGTGTCGCCCGACAGCATCAGCGTCGGCCACTGATAGGCCGTCCACAGCTCCAGTTGGGCGCGCTTGAGGAGGTACTTGAGGACGTCGATGACGTTCTGCCCTTGCGCCGTCAACACGGAGTGGCCGGCCTCGGCGCGCACGGCGAAGACGCAGTTGGCAAGGGTATCGGTCTGCACCTTAGATGACCTCTTCCTTCGCCTTCTTGCGGATCGGGTTCGGCACCGGCTCCGATGCCGCCGGTTTATCGCCGATGGTGCTCTCGGCGTCGACGAGTTTCACTTCCCGCGTGATCGGGTTCATCCACATCGTGCCGGGGTCGAGGATATCCATCTCGACGGCGTCCATCTCGATCACTGGCTTGCGGCCCCGGAAGACCTGCTCGGTGACGATCTTGCCGTAGATGTTGAGCAGGCGCTGCTGCTCGGCTGCGGCGGTCTGCTCGACGAAGGCGAAGGGCTTCACTTCACGCACCGCCTCGTCGCCGTGGATCGTCCGCAGGACTTCGATTTCCGGCCATGAGATCGGGTCGAAGGGGCCGCGGTGGACGACTTGCTGGTCGTCGTTGGCGAGGGCGACGTAGGCGGTGCAGAAGTGCATGTTTTCTCCTTACAACTTTAGGCTACATCGATAACCAAGCTGGAATTGAGCTGCTTGGCGACCATCTGGCAGGTCGTTGTCGTGCTGCGATACATGAGGAACTGGTTCGCCGGGCGGGAAGGCGTGTGCTGGTGCATCCACTCCCCCGTCATCGCCTCGATGAAGATGTTGTCGAGATCAAGCCAGTAGCAACGCTTCTGCAAGCTGAGATCGTCCATCGTCGGATCATAGACGAACTCGGTGCCGGCAAACGCCATGCTGCCCATCGCCCCGTCCTGCGTGCCCTTGAAGCCGCTCTGGGTATAGAGGCCGTTGGCCCGCATCTCGGTTTCCATCGCGGCGAGGAAGTCGGAGCCGCAGAAGGCGTTGGTCGGGCTGCCGCCATAACGGACAAGCTGCCGGCGCTGTTTCTGGAGTTCCTGCAAGAGAGCGCCGCCGTTGGTCGGGCTTGAAGTCACGGCACCCCCTGACGCCGCGGTCTTGGCTAGATTCCTCCACCACTCGTTACCGGCGGTCGCCCGGTTGATGCCGCCGACAATGCCGACGGCGGGGTTGGCCGCGACGAGGAGGGCGACGCCGGCCATCGCCTTGGCGTCGGCGACCCCATCCCCATAAGCAAGGAGGTTCATCGAGCGGGCATAGCTCTCGCCGAGATCGAAGAGCTTGTCTTCGAGGAGGCCGACGAGGACGGTCATTTCCCGGCCGGAATGCGACGAGGTGTTCTCCCCGTTGGTGTCGACGACGGATATGCCGTCGATCTTCAGCTCGGTGTGGGTGAGCATCAGGCCGATGTGATGCTCACGCCAGGGGAAGTTCGCCCGGAGGATGTTGGCCGGCGTATAAAAAGCGACCGTGTCGTTGTGGGTGTAGCCCTTGACGATGTCGTTTCCGGACCCATCGCCGAACTTGCCCGAAACGGCGAGCGAGATCGAACCCTTGCCGCCGGGGAAGGATTTCTTCTTCGACGACAGCTTTTCCCAGAAGGGCCTCTTCTGAAGGGTCTGGCGGAAAACATCCCCCTTGGAGAAATAAAAATCCAAGGCGGCATTGGCGATATTCGTGATTTCTCCGGCTGTGAAAGCCATTGGGGGTGCCCTATTCAGGCACGCTCATGCCGCGATTTCTCAAGGCCCTGGAGGGCCGCTTCCATGAGGGTTTTCGGGGCCGCGCGCGCCGATGGTTGCTGCGAATTGCCATTCGGCACCGGATTGGTCGGGCGGGGGGCCGGCATGAAACGCTTGTAGTTGGCAGTCACCTCGGCGTGAGCTTCCTTGACGATATCAAGGGCCTCCTGCGCCGAATTGATCTTGCCTCCCCGCTCATGCAGGATCGCCTGCGTCGTCCGGCGAATGGCGTCGGCTTTTGCCCGATAGTCCGGATCGCGTGCAGCCAGTTGCGTCTCGAAATTCGTGACGGCGCGCTGGACGTCGGCTTGGACGTGGCGCACCTGCGATGTCTGGTTCTCGACGGTCCGCTGCTCGGCGATGGCGCTCGCCCTCGCCGCATCGAACCGCGTCCGGGCATACTCGCGCGCAGCGGCTTCGGTCATGTGGCCCTGTTGCACACGCTGACCGAGGTCGTCGGGAAGGACTAACCCGAGATACTCCTGCGCCCGCCGGACGAAAGGCCCGACCTGCTGGTAGAAGGTCTGCCAATCCCCGGCACGAACCGCCGCGGCTATTCCGAGAACGCGGACGATATCGTCCGTGGATAGGTCGTTCTCCTGCGCGAAGTTCGCTAGTTGCCCACCAATCTCGGCCTGCGGCGCATACTGCTGCATCTCGGCGACTTGCTGCCGAAGCTCGCTGCGCTGCTTCAAGAGGTGCTTGAACTTCTTGGCGGCCGACTGACCCATGCCGACGCTGTCGGCCTCGGTCAGATCGCTATCAACTGGCTCTGCTTGGTCTCCGGTTTCGGGCGATGACGGGGGAGCGTCGGTCGGCTTTTCCGCAGCTAGAACGTCGCCCTCGGTGTCGGCTGGGACTACCTTGAGGACGGCGTCGAGTAGGGTCGGCTTGTTCCCGCTTTCAGGTGTTCTATCCCCAACGATCGCCGGCGCTTGATCAGCCTTGCCGGAAGGCCCGGCGTCCGCAGCAGGGGGTGGAGCGGACGCCGGCGTGGACGAAGACGAGGTAAGGTCGGGTGCTGAGGTTTCTTCGGCCACGTCGAACTCATACTCTCATTTAGTTTAACACGGAAGACGGCGGCGGCCCCGGCTCGCCGGCGTTCATCGGCGTCGGGGCCGAGGATTGCGGGGCCGGGGGGCCAGGATTATTCGAGGCCCCTTGCGGGCCTTGCGCGTTGGGGTCGGGATTGCCCGGAGAAGAAGACGCTCCGGGCTGCATGCCGTTTTGCGCGAGGATACTCGGCATGCCCGCCGCAACCGCGTCGTCCAGATTGATGCTGTCATCCATCCTCGATATGGCCATCTTGGCCATGAAGGCCGGCGTGACGCCGGGTATCTGCATGAGGATCGGCGCGAGCCGCTCGAAGTTCTGGAGCTCGCGAGCTTGGTCTGGGCGGCCGGAAGAACCAGCCTCGATGTCGAGGACGAGGTTCCGAGCGACGTCGCCCTTGGTAAGAGACGGCCAGATCGCGCCGGGGCCGACGATCTCCCTTACAGTTTCTTCCGAAACATTGAGAAGAAGGATTTGTCCCGCAGCTTGAGCCATTGCCGAAAGCGTATCGTCGATGTCGTCGATCTCGGAGCCGGTGGAGGTTGCCCGGGCCTGAGCGGCGATGTTGCTCTCGGTGGCTGTAGTTCCGGATGTGGGACCGAGGTCGGCCTGCTGATCTCCAACAACTCGAAGAAGGTCTTGAAAGGTTTCTTGGGTGGTATAGATGTTTGGGTCAACCGGCACCCCCTTGATACCCTGTAAGACTTGGTTGATGTCCTGCCCCGGCTGAAGGCCGGTGACGGCAACGAGAGCGTTGAAGGGCGGATTGCGAAGCGTCTCGATGTCGTCTTCGGAGAGGACGCCCTCGGCGTAAGCGGTCTTCGGGCGGTTGGCGAAGCGGTGTTCCCGAAGACCCTGCCGGGCACGGTTCAGCTCAAGCTGCATCGAGCGGATCAGCGCGACGTCACTCGGCGGGAAGACTTGTCCCTCGGTCTCATTGAGAGCAACCAGATACCAAGGCCAGAAAGCATCCGTGTAGAACTCGGGGGCCGCTGGCTCTCTCAAGAAGTCGGCGTAGCCGTCGCATACAACATAAACCAAACCGTCTTGTTTGTTATACGCCTCCCAGACCAGCATCTTCGACGGATTGTCGCCGCCGTCGTTGCGGCCAGTCAACTCCTCGACCTGCCCGAAGTCGGTGTCGCCGTCGATCGTACGGTAAGCGGTGGCGCTGTTGCCGACATCGACGCCGTAGGTCTGCTGGATTTCCTCGGCTGTCAGGCAGTATTCCTCGGCAACCCAGCCGCAGCCGAGAAAACCTCTGAGGGCGGTGCAGTTCTTGTCGGGGATGATCGCCGTCGACTTCGGCCACGAGAACATCAAGCCCTCGCGCAGGACGATATCGGTCGTCGCCGACAGCTCGGCGATGACGAGGCGGATTTGTTCAGCCTCGGGGGCATCAGGCTGGAGCTCGTTGTCGGCGAGGTCGGCCGAGACTTGCTCGACGAGGGAAAGCTGCTGCTCGGCGTCGGCAAGCTGGCTGTCGACGTCGGGGCTTCTCCCCATGACCCGCTGGAAGCCGACACGGACCCAGCCGACGCCGGAAGTAGCCGCGCGGCGCACGGTCATCTTCATGCGCGCCTTGAAGCTCTGCTGCTGCTGGCTGACTTCGTACTGATAGAGAATTTCAAGAGTGCGGGCGATGCGGTTGGCCTGATCGACCTGGGCTTTCACCTGCTTAGCGTCGTCGACGATGGCTTGCGCCTGCGCCACCTCGTCGGGCGGCGGTATCTGCGGCAGGGTCATTCCGGAGCGGGAAGCTGCACCCTCAAGCATCTGCATCAGGCCGCCGCCACCGGCCCCGGCCCCGAGGCCGCCCATGCCGCCCGGCGGAGGAGCAGCTTCCATGCCCTCCGGGGCCGGAGGGCCAGCACCGTTGGTCATGCCCATCTCGGGAGGAGCTTGCTGATCGGGAGCTTCCGGTGGACCGCCGGGAGCCGGGGAAGAAGGTACAGCCCCCGGCGGCCCCGGCGACGGCGGAGCGGATGAAGGACCACCGCCGCCATTCATGCCCCCGCCCATGCCGCCCATGCCCATTTGCGACGCCGCCATGCCGATGCCGGCCCCCATCAGCATCTTCTGGAGCATCTGCTGGGCGACTTGCGCCTGCTGAAGGATTTGCTGCGCCTGCGTGAAAGACTTCGCCGTGCCGTCCCAGACGGTGGCGTAGAGCTTCGGTCTTGGTTTCGCGACGGCCTTGGGGTTTTTCGCGTAGAGCGCCGCCACCCGTTGTTTCACGTGGCGTAACGTAACGTTGGCGATGTAGCGATCGTCGAACTGGTCGTTGAAGACGGAAGCCTTGGTTTCCTCGTCCCACTGGTAGCCGGCGCAGAACTTTTGATCCCGGATCATCTTCCGAAAAGCCGGCCCCCAATGCTTGCGGGCCGATTTGATCTCGTCGATACGCTTCTGGACAAGTTGCTTGCGAGCCTCGTCAGGCTCCGGGGCTTTGCGCTCGACGATCTTTTCCGGGGCCGGAGGGGGCGGTGCCGGCATCCCCATCATCGGGTCCGCGGCGGCCTCACCGAAAGCAAGCGGGTCAACAGGTCCGCCGATCGACATCTACCAGCCTCCCGGCATGCCGGGGCGTTTCTCACCCCGCGACGACTTCTTCACCCAGCCAAGCGTGCCCGGCTGCGGCCCCGGAGCCACCGGCTTGGGTTTCTTGTTGGGGACGTGAATGCCGAGGCCCATGCCAACCCACGCGAGAGTATCACAGAAATCGTCGTGGGTGCCGTACGGGAACTTGAGCAGCTCGTCGCGGGCTTCGGCCCACCAGGGCGCGAAGGAAGGAAAATGCACCATGCGCATCGCCATGCGACTCGAGATCGACTGGGCACGAGTCTTCTTGTCGTGCGTCGGCGTGACTTCGATCACCGAACAGAAGGTCGATCTCTCGAGCATACGCTTGCGCAAGAACGGCCCAATCGACTTGCTGATGTGGCCTTTCTCCGCCCACCAGTATTGCGGCTTGTATTTCCCCATCAGATCGATCATCCGCTCGACGGTGTAGTCGGTTGTGAACCTCCCCCAGATCAGATCCGGCATCACCCATATGTTCGAGTCCTTGTCGTAGCCGATGACCATCAGGCAGGTCTTGTCGCGGTCCTGGGCGATGCTGACGGCATGGTCGGAAGCGGCATAGAAGCGGAGTTCCTCCTTCGGCGGCATCTCGGCCTTGGTGTAGGTCATGACACAGTCACCAGGGAAGAAATTACCGGCGTCGGGGGTCGGGCTGCCCTGATAAAGAGCCTGAAAGCCGCGCGGATCGCCCTCGCGCATATCCTCGAGGTACTCGACGGGAAAGCGTTCCGGCCAGAGAGCCTCGCCAGGCTTGCGGCCGAGGACGTCGTTGTCTCTCGCCAAGGCGGGGAGATCGATGATGCTCCATTTCTTGGCTTCGGTGAGGATATACGAAGGGTTGGTCTTATCCGTCAATCTCCCGACTAGGTCGTCTTCGTGCCATCGAGTCGAGATCAAAAGTATCCAGCCTTTCGAGGTCACAAGACGCGACCGCATGACCTGCGTATACCATTTCCAGACTTTTTCCCTCACCGTGGGGCTGTCGGCCTCTGTCCGGTCCTTAATCGGGTCATCAAGGATAAGGCCAATCGCTCCGCGACCTGTAATGGACCCTCCCCGACCTGTGAAGAAGACCTTGCCGCCCGCTTCGATCTCGATGCGGTCGACCGAGGCAGTGGCGATGCTGATTTCAGGGAAGATCTGACGAAAAACAGGGTCCTCGATCGTATTTTTGACTTCACGACCGAAATCCCATGAGAATTTCTCGTTGTAGGAGGCGGATATGATCGAGTCGCGGGGGTGCTTCCCTAAAAACCACGGCGGGAAGAGCCGCGAAGCCAGTTCGCTTTTGCCATGCCGCGGCGGCACGTTGATGATCAGCCGCCGCAACCGGCCAGCCTCGACTTCCTCGAGGGCGGCAGCGATCACCTCGTGATGCAGGGCCGGCTTATAGAGCGAGAAATCGACGTCGTCGGGGTGATCGGGATCGGGATGCATCGCCTTGGCGAAGGCGAGCAGCGAGTTCTGGGCCGTAATTGAGGCTTTCCGCCGCTTGAGGGCTTGAAAATAGCGGATTTCATCGGCGGAAAGCTGGGCCATCAGGCAACGGCGATCCCGTTCGAGGCGACGACCGTCGCCTTGCCGGCAACTGTCGCGGTGACGTTGCACGAGACGGTCTTGCCGCTGTCGCCGGCAACGAGGAGATAAGTCTGCGCCGTCGCGCCGCCAATGTTCACGCCGTTGCGCTGCCACTGAAAAGTATAGGTCGGCGCTTGTATCCAAGTGCCGACAGTGACGGCGAGGGTCTGGCCGACGGTGCCGGTGCCGCTGGCGGCAGGCGGCGTGACGTTGGTCGGATAGCCCTGCTCATAGAGAACGTCGGTCACGGCGAGGTAGGGCTTCATCGCCCGCGTGACGATGCTCAGATGGGTCTGGATGAAAGTCACTTCGGGCGATGTCAGGGCCATCTTACCAGCCTTTCTTCTTCTTTGACGGCGACTTCTCGTCATCGTCGTCGTCTTTGTCTTTGTCTTCGTCTTCGACCTTGGCCTTCGGGGCCGGAGCCGAGGCCGGGGCCGGGGCCTTCGCGGCCGACGCCGACGCGGGGGCCGGCTCGAAAGGCGACTGGGTAGGAGGCGGACCAACAGACCCGCCCGCCGGCGGCTGCGCGTAGCCAGGGATCATCGTCTCCAGCTCGCCCTCCTGCCGCTCGTCGACCGCTTGCGGCTCGGGGGCTTTCGGCTCCGGTGTCTTATGCTCGGGTGCTTTCATGCTCGTTCTCCTATCTGCCCCACGGGAAGCCCGCGAGGACGACAATAAGCGCGATCGCCCAAACCGCAAAAAGGGTCGCTGAGATTTCACGAGTGATCAAAGACCAAACAAAAGAGAGGATGAGGAAGACGAGGGCGAAGACGTGGACGATGAAGTCGGCAGACATCAGCCCAGCCTCCCAGTCAGCACCAAGATCAGCAGGACGACGAAGATCACGCCGATGATCCCGGCCGGGTACGGCCCCCAGCTTTGGGAATAAGGCCACGCCGGGAAAGCCCCGACGAGGAGCAGGATGAGCAGGATGAGCAGGATGAGGGAGATGCTCATGCGTAGCGACCATCGTTGAGGGCGTTGAGGAACTCTGCGTGATAGCCGGCGATCTCCTCGTCGCGATCATGGCCGTTGATGATCTCGCGGGCACCGATCGGGTCGTCTTCATCGACGTCAAAATAGTCGCCGAGCTTGGCCCCAGTGAACCAGCCCTCGGCCATTCCGCGAAACAGAATACGCGCGGCGATAAGGCTGTCGAGGGCGATGTCGGGATAGGCGACGGGATCGCGATCGTCGATCAGCGAGAGGGCGGCCCCGGCACGATTGTAGTTCTCTTCCCAAGTGAGTTGGACGAAGCCGCGGCCGTAATAAGTCGTGCCGTAATCCTTACCCTCACCCCGGCCATATTCCCGGATCGGCCACATCTTGCGGTCGGTCTCGACGAACGTCGTCGCTAACATATAGGCCAGCCACCTGACGTCGGTCATCGGCGTGCCGGTCTGGCCGTTCTCCCAGAGGCCGAGGAGCACCAGTTGCCCATCGACCTGCTGCTGGGTCATCGCGCCGCCGAAGAGGACGGCGCGGACGTGGGCGAAGTAGACTTCACGGTCGATCATTGGCTTCTCGCCAGATAGCTGACCAGAGCGCCGGCCAGCCCCGC